AGACCTGGAACGCCATGCAGCTGAATTCGGTCGACCTCGAGTTCATCGCCCAGCGCCGGTTGTCGGTGGAAGAGATCGCCCGTTTCATGGGCGTCCCGCTGCACAAGCTCGCGGTGGCCGGCGAGGTCGGAAAGCTCCGGCTCGACCAGGCCGACCAGAGCTACGTCAACACCACGATCATGCCCGACCTCGATATGTGGGAGCAAAAATTCGATCAGGTCTTCGGCCTCGCGGCCGAGGGGCTGCGGACGGATTTCGACGAGCGGCAGCTGCTGCGCGCCGAGGAAGCGACGCGGATCAACAACTACCGCCTGGCGGTGATGTCCGGCCTGATGACGCCCAACGAGTGCCGGCTGCTCGAGGGGCTGCCGCCGATGGAGGGCGGCGACAAGCTGATGTTCCCGGTCAACATCGCGGCGCTCGGCTCGGATGTGACCGGCACGGCGCCGGACGGCGCCGGTCGCCCGGACGGCGGCAACGCGCCGGATCCCGGCGCCGGCAATGCGCCCAATCCCGGCGGGGCAGGGGCGACTCCTTCAGATGCAGAGGATGCAAAATGAGCAGGGCAGCGATCGACCTCGGCGCCTTTCACCGCCTGACGGCGCGCGGCGAGCGGCCGGCGGCAGCGGTAAATGTGCAGTTCCGGCTGGGCCCCGTCGCCGCGCCGGCGGTGGGTGAGCCGGAGACGCGTGTCGTCCCGTTCGTGTTTTCCGACAATTCGGTCGATGCGTATGGCGACACGATCGACGCCAGAGGCTGGGTCTACGACCAGTCCGGCGCCGGCACGGTGGCCCTCTTCGGCCACGACGCCTCGAAGGTCGAGAACATCATCGGCCGCGCGCACAATGTGCGGGTGCAGGGCAACCAGCTGCTCGGCGACATCCAGTTTGCCACAAGGGAGGAAAACCCGACCGCCGATGTGGTTTTCCAGCTGGTGAAGGGCGGCTATCTCAACAGCGTCTCGGTCGGTTTCCAGCCGCTCGAATGGCAGCAAACCAAGGACAAGACGCGGCCAGGCGGGCTCGATTTCAAGAAGCAGAAGCTCCTCGAGATCAGCGTCGTCGGGATTCCGGCCAACGAAAACGCCGTGGCGCAGGCGCGCGCCGCCGGCATCGACGTCGACCGCGTGTTGTTCGCGGCGACCCGGGAGGCGCCGGCCGTCACCAAGCGCGGCCTCTCCTCGGTATCGTCGCTCGCCGCCGTCCTCGCTGACCTCGGATGGATTCAGGACAGCGCGGCGTGGGAGGCGGAGTATGAAGGCGACAGCAGCGAAGTGCCGGCCATGCTGCTTGTCGCCATGCAGCAGCTGGGGGCGGCGCTGCTCGCCATGACGGCGGAAGAAGTTGCCGAACTGCTGGACGGCCGCGACGATCGGCCCGACGGGCTGGTCGAGCTTGCGGCGCCGACGGCCGGGCAGCGCGGCTTTGCCGCGTTGGCGCGGCTGGCCAAAGCAGCCAAGGCGCCGCTCCAGATTCCCGAGGGATCGACGGTTTTTGTCGTCAATCGCGCCGGCAAAGTGCTGTCGTCGGCCAACGAGACCAAAATCCGCGACGTACATGCGGCGATGAGCGGGGCCTGCGATACGCTCAAGGAAATGTTGGACTCGGTGACCGCCGACGAGACGACCGAGAAGGCCGGCATGAGCCGCGGCGACCGGCTGAAGGATATCGAGCTGCTGGCGGTTCCGCGCCGCTGACCAATTCCGGCTTAGCGCCGGGATCGCCCTTCCGAGCCTTGGGCAAGCGACCCCTTGCGGCGTCCGACAACGTACGCGCCACACCCACAATTGGAGCCTATCATGACCATTGCGGATCTCCGCAAGAAGCGTGCGGCAGCCTACGATTCGTTCAAGGCTCTCGCGACCAAGGAAACCGTGCTCAGCGAGGAAGAGAGCAAAAACTACGACGTCCTGAAGAAGGAGGTGACCGACCTCGACGGGCAGATCGACCGCGCCGTCGAGGCACAGGAACTGGCCGCGCGTGCCGCGGTTCCCGTGGAGCCCGAGGGTCGTGCGGCGGTTGCGGTGCGGCCGACGCTCTATTCCAGTCTCAAGTCGTTCAAGAGCTTCACCAGCGAGCGCGGCGTCATCGTGCGCGCCGAAGACCAGGCGTTCCGGGCGGGGCAGTTCATCCTCGCCACCATCTTCGGGGTCGAAAAGGCGCAGAAATGGTGCGCCGAAAACGGCATTGCCCTCGTCCGTGCGCAGGCCGAGGGCGTCAACTCGGCCGGGGGGTTCCTGGTCCCGGAAGAAATGATGGCCGCCATCATCGTGCTGCGCGAGACCTTCGGCGTGTTCCGGCGCGAGGCGCAGGTGGTGCCGATGGGGCGGGATTCGATGAACTGGCCGCGCCGCACCGGCGGCGTCACCGCCTATTTCGTCAACGAAAACACCGCGCCGACCGAGTCGCAGGCGTCGTGGGACAACGTCAATTTGGTCGCCAAAAAGCTCGCCGTGCTGGTGCGGCTCTCGACCGAGCTTGCCGACGATGCGGTGATCAACGTCGCCGACTACCTGGTCAACGAGATCGCCTATGCCTTCGCGTCGAAGGAAGACGATTGCGGGTTCAACGGCGACGGCAGTTCGACCTATGGCGGCATCACCGGCCTGACGCAGAAGTTTCTGACGACCGCCACCGCGGGGGTCTATACGGCGTCCGGCCACGCCACCTTCGACGCGCTCAGCGCCAGCGACATCGAGCTGATGCGGGCCCTCTTGCCGTTCTACGCCGTGCCGGGCGCCAAGCTCTACTGCTCGCAGTATGCCTTTGCGGCGTGCTTCGAGCGGTTGATCGCGGCGGGCGGCGGCAACTCGATCGCCACCCTCAATGGCGAGATCGTCTACCGCTACCTCGGCACGCCGATCGTTATCAGCCAAAAGATGGTGTCGACCTCGCCGACCGGCAAGATCGGCATCATCTACGGCGACCTGTCGAAGGCGGCGGTCATCGGCGAGCGGCGCCAGGCGACGATCAAGCGGTCGGACGAGCGTTATTTCGATACCGACCAGATCGGCCTCATGGGCACCGAGCGCGTGGACATCAACGTCCACGATGTCGGCGATGCGGCGACCGTGGGACCGGTCGTCGCGCTGAAGATGGGCTGATCCCATGCGGCTCATCGACAGGGCTGCCGTGCGCGTCGAGCTCACGCCCGGCAGGTCTCGTTCGCCTCGCGGTTTCTTCATCGACCGGGGAAGAGATCGGCATCGAGCTCACCGCCGCTGCGGCGGGGACGCTGGCGGGCGGCTCTGCGCCCGCGCCCTCCGCCGCGCCGCCCCCGGCCGGGGCGCCCCGGAAGTCGCGCCGGCGCTGAACGCGCCGGGTCCCAACCGCAACCGCAACCGCAACAAGGAGGGAGCAGTGCTTCCCCAGCTCAAGACCATCGTGGCGGTCAATGCCGTCTCGAAAACCAACGGCGCTACCGCCTCCGGCATCGTCGACACCCTCGGGTTCGACTGGGCCACCATCGATGTGATTGCCGCCACCGCCGATGTCGTCTCCAACAAGCCGTCGGTGCTCAAGCTGCAGGAATCGGACGACACCAATGCCACCAACTTCGCCGACATCGCGGCGTTCGTCGGCGGCACCGCTTTCACCATCCCGAATGCCAACACGGCGGCCACCGCCGTGCTGCAGAACAACTATAAGTTCAACGTCGATTGCCGGACCCGCAAACGCTACCTGCAGGCGGTCTATTCGCCGCAGACCACCCAGGTGGTGACCGTGGTCGCCAATCTCGGCCGTGGCGAACAGGCGCCCAGCACCGCCGCCAAAGCCAACGCGATGACCCTCGCCGAGGGCTGACCCCATCCCGGCCGACCTACCGGGGAACAGTTCAGCGCTGAACGTGGGGCGGGGTGTCGGCCTCGCCCCACAACTCCTTCCGACAAAGGACAGACAAATGCTCAAGCTCGACTTGGGGGCAGGCGACGTGTCGCCCGACGGCTTCGTGCCGCTCGGCAACGTCAACGGCACCCGGATTTTTCCGCTGCCTTACGCCGACGGCACGGTCGATGAAATCCGCGCCAGCCATATCCTTGAGCACTTCCCGCACCGCCAGGTGCCCGAAGTGCTGAAGGACTGGGCGCGGACCCTGAAGCCCGGGGGAGTGCTGCGCATAGCAGTGCCGAACTTCCGCGTCATCGCGGAGCGCTATCTCGCCGGGGTGTCCCAGAACACCGAAGGCTACGTCATGGGCGGCCAGGTCGACGAGGCCGACTTCCATCAGGCCCAGTTCGACGACGAAAGCCTGCGTCACCAGCTCGCGGCGGCCGGCCTTATGCTTATCCGGGAGTGGCGCTCGGAGCTCACGGACTGCGCGGCGCTGCCGATTTCGCTGAACCTCGGCGGCACGAAGCCGCACCAGGCCGAGATTGCGGTCTCCGCCGTGATGAGCGTGCCGCGCCTCGGCTTCATGGACAATTTCTTCTGCGCCTTCGAGGCGCTGCCGGCGCTGCGCGTGAAGCTGCGGCGCTACCACGGCGCCTATTGGGAGCAATGCATCGAGCGCGTCATCGAGGAGGCGGTTGCCGAGGACTTGCCCGACGCGATCCTGACGCTCGACTATGACTCGGTCTTCACCCGGCGCGACGCCGCGATGCTGATGCAGCTGATGTGCTGCCACCCCGAGGTCGATGCGCTCGCCGCCGTGCAGGCGGGCCGGAGCAAGGACCTGCCGCTCTTTACGGTGCGCGCCACGAATGGACACAACGCGGAGCAAGTGCCGGCGGCCAGCTTCGCCCCGGACCTGGCGCCGGTGTCGACGGCGCACTTCGGTCTGACCCTGTTGCGGACCGAGAAGCTTCGGGTTTTGCCGAAGCCGTGGTTCCGAAGCCAGCCTGCCGATGACGGCGGATGGGGCGATGGCCATGTCGATGCCGACATCGCCTTCTGGCGCCGGTGGGACGAGGCGGGCAACAGTTTGTTTCTCGCCAATCGGGTGCCGATCGGCCACCTCGAGCTGATGGTCAAGTGGCCCGGGCCAGATCTCCGGGTCGTGCACCAGGACATCGGCGACTGGCGCAAAACCGGCACACCCGAAGGAATCTGGCAATGAGCGCTTACGTCGTCCTCGATCCGCGCCCGTTCGGCCGCTACCGGCGGGGCACCGTGCTCGAGCTCGAAGCGATGCGCGGCGAGCCGCTGGCGAAACGCGGCGTCGTCCTCGCGATCTCGGCCCGGGAAGCCGGCCTGGCGGCGCGCGAGCCGGGGGCGCTGCCGCTGTTTGCCGACGAAAACCTGCAGAAGATCCTCGTGGCGCGCGGCCTTGCCGAGGCGTCCGT